GAAGGCAACCTGCAGCATCCACTAGTTCTTCTGGTGCTGGTACATTTACCCTTAGCACTTCTACTACAGGAACACCTGGTGCTCTTGCTTATGTCTGGCAACGTCAGACCGCAGCAGCAACAACCCGTTGGGTTAACATTGCAGCAGATACTGACACTGGTGTAACCTATGCAGACTTCACTACTGCGACTCTGGCATACAGCAGTCTCGGTGATGATTCACTTGACGGTTATAAGTATCGCGTCAAGATCACCTCTGCAGGTGGTACTGAGGAAGTCATCTCTGATGGCGCAGCAACACTGACCTTCGGCAGCTAATAAATGAAATTTGACGAACTGAATGAGTCTAACTACATTCTGTTCGCCATAAAGCATTATGAAAATCCTGCTTGTGTAACACGAGCAGATTTTGATGAGGATATGAAACGCTTCAAGTATCTAAAAAGACTCTTGAAGCGTTATGTGCGTGGAAGTTCATTAAGAACTCACCTTGTTATAAACCATCTAATCATACTTTATAATGTTTTTGGTGAGGCAGCAACCCCTTTACTTTTCTTCAAGATGGAAAGGGAATACTGGAGTATTTTAAAAACACTACTTGTGTTTTTGAATAAATATCCTGTAGGGATGTTATCTAATCTAGAAACAGATAAAGACTTAGAAGAGGAACTGAGTAAGCTATGACTATCATGACTGCTGGTACTGGAGGATATAGTGGGAGTGCTCCTGCCACAGGTCCTAATGCAGGTTTCGATCCTGTAATGAAGTTCCGTGACAAACTTAAGAAAAAGAAAAAAGAAGTGAAGGAATCTAAAGAGAATCCTTCAATGCCTTCCAGACTGTTTCAATATAAAGTTACTATCCCTGAAGTTGGCGAGACTATTATCTACGCAGGTTCTCCAGCAGAACTAATGCAGAAGATGCGTTTGTTAATAAACTATCGCTATAGAGGTGATATTAAAATTGAGAGAATACTACCCGCTAATGCAGGCAAGTTCTTTATGGATAAGCGTGCAAAAGCACTTCGTAATGTCAAGGAAGACCTTGATGTTAATGAAAATCTTGATAAGCAGATGCAGCAACAGATGACACAGCAGCAGATTGCGAACGAAAAGAAAAAAGTTCAAATGAAATCTGCTGAAATGCAAAAACAATTACAAAAGAAAGTCCAATCGTTGAAGAACAAACAACGAATTGGTGGCGCACAAGCAACTGTAGATAGGTAGCTATGGATTCTGAACTGAACACGGCGATTATTGAAAGGTTAGAAAGAGTTGTAGACACCCTACAAGATAATTCTATACAAATGGGCAAACTGCTTGCTGTCCATAACGAAAAATTAGACAAGCAAGATAAAGTTGATGCAATTCTGTTTGAGAAGTTAGACAGATTGTCTTCAGATCTTAACAGAGAAACTAATGCGATTAAGAAGGGGTGTGAAAGAGACATCCGTCTTATCGATGATAGACTTAGAGTCTTAGAAAAGAAGATGTGGAGCATTGCAGGAGCATTGGCAATGATTAGTATCTTCATCTCCCCACTTGGACAAAGACTTGTTCAAGGGGTCTTGACACCACCACCAGCAGCAGTTAGAATGCAATAGTTCCACAGCGTCTAAAAGTTGTCTGAATTTGTTGATTCTTATTATGTAACTCTGCTTTCGGGACGACTGGAAAAGTTTGCTCGCAAGAAGGCAGACCTTTATAACTTTCGCTGTCCCTACTGTGGTGACTCTCAGAAGCACCGCAACAAGGCACGAGGGTACTTCTTTCGTATCAAAGCAGATATGGTCTTCAAGTGCCATAACTGTGGTGCAGGAAGAACGCTGCCAAATTTCCTAAAAGACAATGCACCTGATCTTTATGATGAATATATCATGGAGAGGTACAAGTCTGGAACGACTGGTAAAGGGTCGTATGTGCCTAAACCAAAACTAACTCAGTTTGAAAAACCGAAGTTCAAAAAGAAAGGAGAACTTCAAAGTATCAAAGAACTAAATAATGAACACCCTGCAGTTGGATACCTTCTTGGTCGTAAAATTCCTGAGAAATATTTCTCGGATTTGTTTTACACTGACAAGTTTTGCACCTGGGTGAACACACAAAAACCAACGTTCAAAGATGTCAAAAAGGATCACCCTAGAATTATTATCCCTTTCATTGACACAGATGGAACATGGTTTGGATTTCAAGGAAGGTCCGTTATAGCAGAAGATAAGTTGAGATACATCACTATCATGCTAGACGAATCCAAAACTAAAATCTTTGGTCTTAACAGAGTAGATTTCAATAAGACCATATACATTACCGAAGGACCGTTTGATAGTTTGTATATTGACAATGCACTTGCTATGGCAGGAGCAGATGTTGATTGGGAACTCTTGCGTGACAAAGAAGTTGTTTTTGTATATGACAATGAACAACGTAACAAAGAAATTGTCAAACGGATGGAAAATGTTATTGATAGAGGATATGAGATTGTAATTTGGCCAGAGAATTTAGATGATAAAGATTTGAATGATATGTACATCGCTGGACATGACGTTCAATCTCTGGTAGAATTCAATACATACAGCGGTTTACAAGCACAGATTAAACTAAGCGAATGGAAAAAGGTATGAAGGAAATCCAAGTAATCAAGCGAGATGGTCAGAGTGAACCTCTGAACCTTGATAAGATTCATGTGATGGTGGAACACGCTTGTAAAGGACTTGCAGGTGTATCTGAGAGTCAGGTTGAGATGAATGCCAACCTGCAATTCTTTGATGGTATTAAGACTTCTGATATTCAGGAGATTCTTATTCGTTCTGCTAACGATCTTATTTCTTTGGAAGCACCAAATTATCAATTTGTTGCTGCTCGTTTACTCTTGTTTAGTCTGAGAAAGGCAGTATACAATGGTCATCCTGACGGACATCCTCCTTTGAAGGAGCATGTTGAAAATTGTGTAGAGAGAAAAATTTACGATGGTTCTATTCTTAAAAAATATACAGAACAAGAGTGGGAAAAACTCTCTAGTTTTATGGACCATGAACGGGATTACCTGTTCACCTATGCTGGAGCAAGACAAGTTGTAGATAAATACCTAGTGCAAGATCGTAGCACTGGGAGAATTTTTGAGACGCCGCAATTCATGTATATGATGATTGCTGCCACATTGTTCCAAGACGATGATAAATTTTATAGGTTAGAGTATGTCAAAAAATACTACGACGCAATCTCCAAACACCGAATCAACATTCCCACACCTGTCATGGCAGGGGTGCGAACTCCACTTCGACAATTTGCTAGCTGTGTTCTTGTTGATGTCGATGACACCCTCGATAGTATCTTTTCTAGTGACATGGCGATTGGCTACTATGTTGCTCAACGTGCAGGAATCGGTATCAACGCAGGCAGAATCCGTGGCATCAACGCTAAAATCAGAGAAGGAGAAGTTCAACACACAGGTGTTGTTCCATTCCTCAAAAAGTTTGAAAGCACTGTCAGATGCTGTACTCAAAATGGCATTCGCGGTGGATCGGCTACAGTACACTTCCCAATCTGGCACCAAGAAATAGAAGACATTATTGTTCTCAAGAATAATAAGGGTACAGAAGACAATCGAGTGAGGAAACTTGACTACTCAATCCAAATTTCAAAACTTTTCTACGAACGTTTCATCCAGAATGGAGAGATTAGCCTCTTCTCACCGCATGACGTACCAGGTTTGTATGATGCTTTTGGTACTGATGACTTTGACACTCTATATCGGATGCATGAACTCAATGATGCTGTTCCAAGAAAGACTGTCGGGGCACAAGAACTCTTTCTAAACATTCTTAAGGAACGTGCAGAGACTGGTCGTTTGTATCTCATGAACATTGACCATTGCAATAGTCACTCATCCTTCAAGGACAAAGTGAACATGAGTAACCTCTGTCAAGAGATTACTTTGCCCACTGATCCTATTGGTCACATTGATGGTAAAGGTGAGATTGCTCTGTGTATTCTCTCTGCTATCAACGTAGGTAAACTGAAGAGTCTGGATGAACTGGATGAACTCTGTGAACTCGCTGTGAGGGGTCTGGATGCCTTGATTGACTATCAGGAGTATCCTGTGAAGGCAGCAAAAGAATCGACCGTTAACCGCCGTTCTCTGGGGGTTGGTTATATTGGACTGGCACATTACCTTGCTAAGAATGGTGCAAGTTATGAATCCACCAAGGCACATGACTTAGTTCATAAACTGACTGAGCGTTTCCAATATGCTCTTTTGTCAGCATCTAATTCCCTTGCGATGGAGAAAGGTCCTTGCGGTTATTTTGGTAAAACAAAGTATGCTGATGGAATTCTTCCGATTGATACATATAAGAATGATGTTGATGAGATTGTACCAAATGAGCTTCAGTGTGATTGGGAGTTTCTTAGAGGTAGGATCAAAGAGTATGGTCTTAGGAACTCAACACTGTCCGCACAAATGCCATCGGAATCTAGTTCCGTTGTGTCAAATGCAACCAATGGAATCGAGCCGCCTAGAGCATACTTGTCCATTAAGAAGTCCAAGAAAGGACCTCTTAAGCAGATTGTTCCACAGTACACTACACTGAAGAATGAATACACTCTGCTTTGGGATATGCCTAACAATGATGGGTACATTAAAGTTACTGCTGTAATTCAGAAGTTCTTTGACCAGGCAATCTCTGGTAACTGGTCTTATAATCCAGAGAACTATCCTGATAATGAAGTACCTGTATCTGTTATGGCAAATGATCTCCTCAATACCTACAAGTATGGATGGAAGACATCTTATTATCAGAACACATATGATGCTAAAAAGGATGGCGACGACGAACCCGTAGTCGAAAATGTTGACAATTTAATAAACGAACTGCTAGAATCCGAGGAAGAAGATGACTGTGAATCCTGCAAGATCTGAAGTAAACCGAATGACCGTATTTAACAGCAACAAAGTGGATACAAAGAAGCAACCCATGTTTTTTGGGCAACCTCTGGGAGTCCAGAGGTATGATTCTTTTAAGTATCCTGTATTTGATAAACTAACTCAGCAACAACTGGGTTATTTTTGGAGACCAGAAGAAGTATCATTACAAAAAGACCGTGCAGATTACCAAACTCTATCGGCAGAGCAGAAGCACATCTTCACTAGTAACCTTAAGTACCAAATCATGCTGGATAGCGTACAAGGGCGTGGTCCTGGGATGGCTTTTATACCTTACTGCAGTTTACCCGAACTTGAGTCAGCAATGACTGTGTGGGAGTTTATGGAGATGATCCATAGTCGCTCCTATACTTACATTATTAAGAATGTATACTCTGACCCTACAGAGGTCTTTGATACTATCCTGGAGGATGAGAAAATTCTTTCTCGTGCATCCTCTGTCACACAATCCTATGATGATTTTATTGATCATGCTCATCAGTATGACAATGGAACTATGTGGGAACTTGCAAAGGAAGGTCACTATGCAGGGCAGTTTGACCGTCGTGAACTGAAGCGTAAACTGTATCGTGCAGTTGCTAATGTGAATATCCTAGAGGGTATTCGTTTCTATACATCCTTTGCATGTTCATTTGCTTTTGG